TGGGATGATCGACCGTGCCACCCATCGTGTTGAACGGCGATTCATCCCCAGCCTCGACCAGCACGTACTTGGCGAGTCCTGCCGCTGGCTGGTCCGAGATGTTCGCCGGAGGCACCACCGCCGTCAGCGCCGGAGACGCCTTCAACTTCGCCAGGATCGCGGCGTGAACCGGCCCCAGTGCCAGCGTGCTGGCCATCAGTCGAGTCCTCCGAGCGCCCCATTGATCGCCGCTTCCGTGCGCTCAACGTGCGCCTGTTCCTCAGAATCAGCCGCCGGTTTCATGTACGGCACCGCGTCGATGTCCTTTGTCTTAAACCCGTACTCGTACCAGACGCCGTACACCGATGGATTCTGGTGCGCGCTGTTGCCACCACGCATCGTCAACGTCACGTTGTCGAGACCCACGCGCCAACTCAGCCCTTTACCGGACACCTGAATCGCCCGCCAAAGGTCGTACTTGTCATGCGGAGCATGGGCGCGAGCCTCACGCTGCACATTTCTAGCGGTCTGCTCACAGGCGCGACTGACGCGAGCCTTGATGTTCTCGCCGCCACGCTCCAGCGCATCCTGCAGGCCGCGAGCGCCGTCTAACTTAAAGCTCGCCTTCACTGCAACTGCTCCGTCACGTAGACATCGAGCCACTTGCCTTCGCCGGTCTCGTCGCCGTAGCTCACCACTTGGTACTTCTTCCCTTCGTACCGACCGTGCGCATAGAGTCGCATGTCAGCCCGGAGGTCAGACCGGAACGGCATCGTGATCACCGAGGCGTTCACCGACACCTGCGTGCCGAACCGCAACAGTTCGTTCCCGCCGGCACTGCGAATCTGGCACGGAATAAACGGCACGGCGGTCTCGTAGCCGTCACCGCTGGTCCCTGAAGGCACCTGCAGATCGACGGCATGGCGCAACTTCCCAAGGTCCAGCGAATCCGTTCTCGCCATCAGGCAATCACCGGATCCTTATGCCCAGCCAATACTCGATCGACTTCCTGCCAGACGCGGCTCGTATCGTCCTTGTTGTCGCCGCGGTTCATCCAGAGATGTGCCAGGACGACCATCACCCCGGCTTGGACAGACGCCGGCACGTTCTCGAGCGTCCACGTCGGCGTGACGAGCCGCCAATACGCCGTGCCATTGCACCGCTCTAGTACCAAGGCCGTCGCTTGGTCAGCCTTCTGCTGGATGGCCGCGTCGTTCTCATGGCTGTCCAACGGCTCGCGAAGGTGTTCCTTCGCGTTGGACAAGCTAACCAGCGCCATTGATCTTCACCACCGGTACCGTTGGGGCATTAAGACCGTCCTTGCCATCGCGGCCGCGCTTGACCATCAACCGCCAAGCCTTCGAGCCTTCGCCGGGTTTCGTGGTCGTCGGCTCGTTGCAATGCCAGCACGATCCGCCAGACGTCACCATCTGGCCGACGTCGTACGACTTGCCGTCCTGATAGAAGCCTTCATACGACAGACCTGCCGTTCCATCCTTGCCATTGACACCGTCGCGTCCCGGTGGCCCTTGTTCCCCGGCTGGTCCTGGCGTGGGCGGTCTCGACTCCAGCACCGCCACTCGCTCGCGCAGCGCTGAGTTCTCGCGCAGTTCAAACTTCAGTTCAGCCTTCAGGTCGCCGATCTCTTTGCGGAGTTCCACCACCGCCATGTCGGTCGGGCTTGGCCCTTCGGTCCGAGCCTCCAGCGACTTGATGCGGTCCCGCAGATCGTCAATGCCAGCCTCCGGCGGGAGCGCCAGCACCGGCTGCAGCGCTTTGGCTTCAACCGCCGCGACACGCTCTCGCATGTAATTGAAGTCAGCCACCCGCGCTTCAGTCGCCGCGACACGCTCGAGAATCGGCGCGAGGTCAACCTCGACAGGCTCAGGCGGCACGACCGGAACCGGTACCGGCTGGCTCGCCTTCGTCTCCACGACCACCAGCCGATCCCGAACATCGCGCAGCGATTCCAGCCGCGCCTCGGCGCCGGCCATCCGCTCAAGCAGCGGCGTCAGGTCAGGAATCTCCGGCACATCGAAAGTGGGCAGCGGCCGATCCGCCTTCGTCTCCACCACCGCCAGCCGCTCGCGCATCGCTTCGACCGAGCCGATCTGCGCCTTGACTGCCGCGATCTCGTCCTGCACTGGCGTCAGGTCTGGCGCCTCCGGCAGCACCGGCAGCGGGACAGGCTGTGCGGCCTTCGTCTCGACCACCACCACCCGTTCACGGAGCGCATCGACGCCTGCGATCTTTTCTTTCAGCGCCGCCACGTCAGCCTGGATGGGAGACAACGACGCCTTGATCAGTAGGACCACCTGATCCGCCAACGCTTTGAGGTCAGGCATAGATCAAGGCCTCATCTACAGCTTTCGAATGGAGCAACGCGCCAAAACTCGCGGCCACTTCTTCGGCGTCGTCCTCTTCATCCGGGGCGACAGGCTGCGCGGCCGGCGCTGGTTCTGGCTTCGCAAAGGGATCATTCGCATCGCGTTTTGCTAGAGCGGCTAACGAGTAGTACTGCTGCTGCACCATCGGCGAATCGCCGCCGGCCACCGGACCGAGTGCGTAGTACCGCTTCCGGGCTTCGTTCGGCGACATGCCGCCTGATCCGATCCCATCCTGAGCCGCCTTGGCTTTTGCCTCGGCATCCATCCAGATCAGATCGTCAGGGTCAAACTCCGTCCCGTAGCTGTTCTGGAACTGCTTACCCAGGCCCAGCCCTTCATCCAGCGACAATTCCATCTGGAACCAATGCGACTGCAGCGCACCAGAGTAGTACTTCTGGATCACCGGTTCGATGTTGGCGTACGGCGGCGGCGGACCGATGTTGACGATGTACGGATCGACGCCGTACGTCGAGCACACCACGCGCGCCGTCATCTCCAGCTGCTCGACCAGTTGCAGATCCACGGCATTCCACGCCATGCCCTCGTACTTCAACCCGTCACCGAGCACCGCCACTTTGCCTACATTGTCGCCGGTAAAATTCGTATCCCAGTATTCCTTCAGCCGCTGCGCCGTCTCATCGTTGATGATCCCTGGCGCCGTCAGTACACCACCCGGAATAGAGCCGTTGGAGAACAGCTTGCTGGAATTGTTCTGGATCGCCAGCCCCTGCCGCGCCGCCAACGCGCACGCGAAGATCGGCGAGAGGCCAACCAGCGGATGAAACAGGCAATTCATCCGATCGTGGATAATCTCGCTGGCCGGTACAGTGACCACCTCTTGTGGAAGTCCACTGAGATCGTCCCGCTTCAACTCGTAGTAGACCGCGCCATCCTGCGACACCAGCGGCGTCACCCGGAGCGGATCCAGCACGTACATCGACGTCACCACCCGCCGTTGGTCCCTAGCCTTTAGCACGTACGTATTACCGCTATTGAGCTTCGAAGCGGTCCACGTCTCTTTGAACTGCGCCGCATTCTGATACCGGTTCGGCTTCCGCAGCACTGGCGAATACGCGGGATTCTCCACCGGATTCCAGATGCCGTTGCTGTCTTCCTCGACCAACCGCAACGCCACCTTCCCGGTGTCGTTCATGATGCGAGTGGTACAGGCGAAGACGGCGCTGAAGGACAACGCCGTATCCATCCTGATCTCTTCGTTGCGCTGCCACGCCCCGGTATAAGGCTCCCGAATCGACAGAGGCCACCAGCCCCCGCGCCCGCTCAGCGGCTGCAAGGGGATCTGCTTCTGCGCCAACTGCAGATCCGTGGTACGCCCGATCGTCCAGGGTCCGATCTGCACCTACTTGGCCTTCCGCCCCCGCTTGCGCTTCGGTGCGTCGACGTCGCCGTTCTTCAGCGGCTTTGGCAACGCATCCGGATCATCCACGACATCCGGATTCAGATCCTGACGCGGCCCCGGATCCTGGTTGTACTCCTGCTTGAAACCCGTCACTCCCGGCTTCGTCTTCGGCTCGTCGTCATTCGATCTCGCCATCGGTGGTCTCCTTCTGTTGCGGCTTGGTGGATTTCGGTTTGTCGAGACGGATGTACTTGGCGTTGAGCATAGCCTCGAGCATTCCAGGCGCCATCGCCGAGGCCGCGATTTTGATGACCTCGCCGTTAAACGGCGAGCGCAGGGTGATGATCTGGTCCGAAGGCGTAGAGTCCAAGGTGTCTCACTTCTTTCGATACATCGTGGTCGATAAAAATGCGAATCCCTTGCGCCGTCAGGATCCGGCACAAGCGCACGTCCTCGCCGACATCGCCACCGTCATCCGTCAGCCCATGCCGAAAGACCGGGCGAGGCAGATCCGCCACGACATCCACCCGCATCAGCATCACGCCCATCCCGACGGTGTCCACCACCTCAAGTCCGACCGACGTCGGACCGGTCCGAACACGCAGCCCAGACCGCCACGATGTAAACAGCGGCTGGTCAGGCTCGCGCATCAGGCAATTGCACGCCACGATGGACTTGTGATGCGCCTCCAACCGGATCGCGGTGTCGGCGGGAAACGTCATATCGGTATCGAGCCACAGGATGTGCGTAGCGCCAACAGCCTGCGCCTGCTTCAGCACGGCCTCGCGCCCGACATGCACATACGTCGAGGCTTCAAAGACCAGATGCACCGCATCCCACGGCCCGAACTCTTTGGTGAACAGGACGAGCCGCGCTAAGTCCATCGCGAAGGAGGCCGGCACGATGTCTCGCGTTGGACCGCCGATCACTAGGCGCATTTCGCACCCTTGGAGCGGTTGCAGCGACGGTGCGCCAACTGGACGTTGGCGTAGCAGTGCGATCCACCCTTCGAGATCGGCACGATGTGATCGACTTCCCATCGACTCGTCATCTCGACCGACTCTCCACAGATGCCGCACACGCCTTTGGCTCGTTCGAAGACGACGCGAGGATCGACGGCCTCAACGAAGACTTGCTTCGTGATGGCCCGTCGTTTATTCGCGCTCTTGCGGCCCCAGACTCTAGCCTTGTCGCGATTCTTCGCGACGTAATCTCTGCGGATCCGCAGCGCTCTATCAGAGTTCGCGTGATACCACTCGCTCGCTTCTCGTCTGCGGCGCTCTTTGTTCTGTGCGTAGTGGTCACGGAAGTAATCAGGTTTCAGCGCTTTGAGCTTATTGCGAGCTGCGTAATCCGACGCAGCCTTTCGATCTCGATGCGTTGCCACCCACTGCCTGATGTATTCCTTCTTGCGCTGGTAGATTCGCTTGCGAGTGTTGTCATCGAGACCTCGATACGTTTCGCGAGCAACATCTCTCCCGCACGTCAGGCACTGAAACGAACTGACAAAACGCTGGTCTATATGGCCACGCTGGCATGGCTTGCCAGTGAAGTAGTACTTGAGACCAGCGGCCTTCGCATCGTTGCGCGAAACAATCTGCATCGCTTCCTCCCTAGAAGAAGCTCCTAGTCAATTCGTGCGCGCCAGCCTGCTAGGAAACAGGTGTTCGGGAGCTACCCTAGGCGCGCACGTCAGATCTATTTTACGTTACGTTCCATTGTAGCTGGCTGCGCTGATGTAGGTTACAGCCGCCGTTCTTGCACGGATCCACGTAATCATTCGCTCAGCACGCAAACCGACGAGGTTCCTCTGCCATAGGGAAACCAAAACTGTCGTCGCATCCGATGGGTTGGAGGGCGCGGAATCCATCTGAATGCTGGCCTCGCGGCTGACGTCGATCTGCACGCCGCCTTCGTCCGCGAAGAGGATGGACGGTGCGTGGACGAGGATGACGCGGTTGCCGACGTTGTTGCTGACGATCACCGGGATGCCCATGATGGAGCCGCCATCGCGGGACATGCCGGGGAAGAGCGGCTGGCCGAGGGCGTTGAGCGAGAGACCAAGGCCGAAGGCGTTGGAATCGCTCATGAGCCACACCGAGCCGTCGAGCGGAATGTTGGCGGCGGTGAAGGTGGCCACGCGAGCAGCGAGGTCCGCTCTGGCTGCGGCGCCGGTCACGCCAGATGCGGCTGCAGTGGCGGCGCCGTTGGTGATGGATGCTGGGTTCACGTTGGCCACGGCTGCGACAGCCGGATCAACGAGCTGTGTATCGAGGAAGGCACCCATGCCGGCGATCATCTCTTCGCGCACCGTCGCTTCGGCGGATGGCGTGGAGAGTCGCACGAGTTCTTCGGTCAGCACGATGATGCCCGCCGCCTTGGCGAAGGGTACCGTCACCGTGGCGAAGGCTGCGCTGGTCACAGGCTTGGCGTTGCCCTGACCGACCCACGAATAGGTACCGCCGCCGGTCTGTGACGGGACTGCGGTATTGAACGGTACCTGACGGAATCCAGGCACGCGCCCGATCAGCGTCCGCGGCCGGAGCAGCTCAAGAAACTCGTTTACGGCGGTCTGCGTCGGAGCCAGCGGTCCGGCCCAGGTGGCGTCAGTCGTGGTGCCTGCGGCCACTGCCGCCTTGGTGTGCCAGTTGATCGTGTTCTCGACCATCGTGGCAACTTCAGGAGTCGAGTCCGACCACGCCTTCGCGCGGCTGATGGCCTGATACGAGTCGCCCTTCGCCGAGGCCAGTGCCATCGCGAATCGGGTGAAGGCCGTACCCTTCGGCACAATCGGCGTCACCGTGATGCGAGGCAGGTTGCCGCCGCGCTGCTCAGATGCCACGTCTGCCTTGGCCGTCGGCTCGATGCGGGTAGCGGTGACAGCCAGCGTCTTCTCGAGCTTCCGGAGGCGCGGGAGATGCTCATCGATGGCATCAACCTCGCTCTCAAGCGTGGTGTATTCCTCGCGCTCTGCTTCGCCCAACGTCGAGTTGTCCGACTTCGTCATGATCTCCGTCATGCGAGCGGTTTTGGCGGCGCGGCTGTTTTCAAACTGGGTGATCTGTTCAGCTGTGGTCATGGGACGCGCGTCTTTCTTCACGCGCAAGGGGGTTGAAGTGTCCCTGGTGCGGGACGGATCCAGGCCAGTCGCGGCCAAATCGGGAGCGTCGATAGACTTCAGAATCGCTAGCGTGGCGTCCTGATTCGCAGGTACCGTGACTAGGCTTAATTCCAAAATCTCGGTTTCGAGGAAGCGCAGCCCGCCAGACTTCAGCGGTTCAATCGCGTTGTTGACGACACGGAAG